CATTGTTGCTATTTTCAGGGTCCTCCCGCAATATTGTTGCGCCGAGGGTAACGCGCGACCTCGAACGATTTCTAGCGACAGATTTTTTCAGAAACCATCTTGTAATGGATTCCGAATAGTTCATAATAAGCGCTAATTGCGTCAACCCCTGTGAAAATCGAGCAAATATGGGATACCAGCGGATCAACGGCACACATTATGTGGACGAGGAACTTGCGTGTGTGCTGCTGGATGTCACAGATGTGACGCTGCGTAAATGGATGACACAAGCCGATCCGCCCCCGTTCGATGCGGACATCGGCATGTATCCGTTGCGCGATCTTGGTCGATGGGTGTGGGAAAAGAAGCCGTTAAAGAACGGGCGCGGTGGTGGGTTTCCGTATGTGTTTGATATATCCAAGTTGCCAAATAAGGGTAAAGCACCGTCCGCCGAACCAGCACCAGACACGGCGAGTCGTCTCGAATCCGAAGCACGTCTCGCGGCAGCAAAAGCCGACATCGCAGAGATGGACCGAGATGGGAAGCGTGGCACACTGATCGAGGCGGACAAGGTGCAGTCGGCGCTGACGCTCATGGTCACACGGGTAAAGTCTCGCTTGTTGCGCATCCCTTCGTCACTTGCGCCGATGATTACGGGCTTGACAAACCCCATCGAAGTGCAGGAAAAGTTGAACGACCGTATCCGCGAAGCCCTCGAACAACTCGCTGTGAACGGGTGGGATACCGACGAGGACATCGATGCCTGACAAACAGTTCGACTTTATTCAACAATTACTGCTCGCGGGGTCAATGGTATTGGCATGGCTCGCAGGTGAAACTGGCCGCATCATGGTTGCGGGTGGTGCAGGTGGCGCGCTCCGGTGGCTGTCGAGCGAACGGCGCAACATGCGTGACGGGGTGATCGCAATCATCGGTGGCTCGATCATCGCATATTATTTCTGGCCGCTGGTTCTCAACCTGCTCACAAAATATATCGGAATCGACCCTACAACATCTGGCGCGGAAGCGATGTCAGGTTGTCTTGCGGGCATCTTTGGGGTCAGCGGCATTCGTATCGGTGTGGCGATTGTCGAAGCGTATGCTGGGCGCATCGCACGAGGCAAAGATGGATAACACACCGCAAAAGCCAACCCACCCTGTCAAGAAAGTTGCACGCGAAGAGCTGCGCGTCTGGCTGTTCGTCGTTATCCCAATCGTCATGGCACTGTGGGTATTTGGAGGCAGACCATGAACGCACAATTACCACTTCGCATCGTCATGCACTGGACCGCAGGTAACGCGGGCAACCAGATCGACGACAAGGATCACTATCACGAGATCGTGGATCGCAGCGGACAGCGACACTTGGGTAAGTTTACGGTTGACCATAACTGTAACGTCGCACACATCCGCGCGGGACTTTACGCGGCACATACGTCACGCCTGAACACGGGCAGTATTGGTCTTTCAATGGATGCGATGCGAGGCGCGCAAGAACGACCGTTCTCAACCGGACCAGAACCTATCACGACCGTCCAACTGCAAGCGTTCGTCAAGATGGTGGCGGAATACGCGCGCAAATACCACATCACGATCACGCCCACCACTGTGCTCACGCACGCAGAGGTGCAACCGACGTTGGGCGTGCAACAGCGCGGTAAGTGGGACATTTGTTGGTTGCCGGGCATGTCCGCACCAGGTGATCCTGTTGTTGTCGGAAATGTGTTGCGCATCATGGTGCGCAAGGTGTCACTGTGAACCGTTTCAATATGACTCTCACAGTCGCAATGGCGGTCCTCGGTCTGGTGTTGTATGTCGTGTGTTTGAAACTGTTCGCTGCACGTGACGACCTGATCGCCGCACGACAAACCATCGCTGCACACTTGCGCTGCGTGCTGGGTTGAACAACGCGAATAGTAAACTACGTGCTATTGGTGAGATCGCGGCACAATGAGTGAGCAATTTGGCGGCCTCGACGCGCTGATGCGCAAAGTGTTTACGGCGTTCAAGCCGCCAGAGAACCTCACCGTGAGCGGGTGGGCGGACAGATATCGGTTCTTGTCGGCAGAGTCGTCGGCGTCACCGGGTCGGTTCCGCACCGAGATTGTCGAGTACATGCGTGAGCCGATGGACATGGTGGGTGCGCCTGGTGTGCGAGTCATATCGCTGATGACATCTGCACAGGTTGCCAAGTCAACGGTTCTTGAGAACGTAATCGGTTATTTCATGCACCAAGACCCGTGCCCGATACTTCACGTCTCGCCCACGCTCGATTCCATGAAAATGTTCTCGAAAGAGCGCCTTGCGCCGATGATCCGTGACTGCCCCGTCCTCGTGGACATTGTAAAAGACCCTCGGTCGCGTGACAGTGGAAATACTCTCGCGTCGAAAGTGTTTCCGGGTGGTCACATTGCGATGGTTGGATCGAATGCCCCAGCGGGTTTGGCGTCGCGCCCAATCCGCGTGCTGGTAGCTGACGAGGTTGACCGTTTTGAACACTCGGCGGGCACCGAGGGCGACCCGATCAACTTGGCGATCAAGCGGACAACGACGTTTTGGAACAGAGTGTTGCTGTTCGTATCGACACCGGGCGACAAGGGCCGCAGTCGCATCGAAGCCTTGTTCGAGGAAGGCGACCAGCGGTATCGTTATTGCCCATGCCCTGATTGTGGTGAGCATCAGCGTCTTGTGTGGGCGCAGGTGAAGTGGCCGTCCAACGACCCGTCTGGTGCGTATTATGAATGTGAACACTGTGGGTCGTTCTGGGATGACGTGCGGCGTAACACGGCAGTTCGCAAAGGTGAGTGGCGCGCGTCCAAGCCGTTCAACGGAAACCTGTCGTATCATCTGTCGCAGCTATACAGCCCGTTTGCACCTTTGGCGGATGGCGTTCGTGATTTTTTGTCGGCAAAGAGTAACCCTCAATTCCTTAAAACATGGGTCAACACTTTCCTGGGTGAGACGTGGGAGTAAAATGGTAAGCGACTCGACTGGACTGACCTCATGGACCGCTGCGAAGAATACGAGTTGCGCGACAACATTCCCGAAGATGTCAGCGTCATCACGGTAGGCGTGGATATTCAGGATGATCGCGCGGAACTGGAATGGGTTGGGTGGGGCGATGATCACAGGTCTTGGTCGCTCGGATATCGTCGCATTTACGGCGACCCTTCCACACCAGAGTTCTGGGCCGACCTCAAGTCAGCACTGATGGAGACGTTCATACACCCACTGTTTGGCGAGATGTCGGCTCGACTCAACATGGTGGACTCTGGCGGTCACTACACGACAGAGGTTTACAACTTCTGTCACCAGATGCCTCGAACGCTGGCGATCAAGGGCGTCACGGGTGCATCGAAACCAACAGTGGGCCGCCCGTTGAAGAACACCATCGGTAAAGCCGTGGTCATCCCGCTGGGCGTCGATACGCTCAAGGAGATGGTGGTCACGCGGTTGCGCCAAGATGACCCAATGAAGGCTGGTTACTGCACGTTCCATGTGTCGCAGGACGAAGCGTATTTTCGCGGCCTCACATCTGAAGAACTGCGCACCACATTCCGCAAAGGGTTCCCGTCGAGGGAATGGCACAAGATATCGACCGCGGCGCGTAACGAACCGTTTGACTGTCGCGTCTATGCCACAGGCGCGCTCGACTTCTTACAGGTTGATCTGAACGCGCATCGACGTGCGCAGTTGATCGCGCTGAATAAGCGTGATAATAGTGTTGCGAAAGAGACACAGAAACCTGCCAAGAAGATTACGGGCGGGGATTGGGCAAATGATTGGCGCAGGGATTGACATGACGCAAGACCCATTTGACATCACACTGGCCCCTCTCAAAGAGCCTGCCACCCTCATCAAAGGGGTGTTCGCACAATGGCGGCGCGCGATTACGCTACCACCTGCCGACTATTCGATCCGATACAGTGCGTCAACACTGGTTGGGAACCACACGTTTGTGGTTGCAGGCACCCTGACGGGTGACGAGGCGCATTTCACGTTGCTCAACGCAGCGTCCGCTGCGTGGCATGTGGGTGAGTATCGGTGGTCGTTGCAACTGGTGCGAACATCCGACAGTCAGGTGTTAGAACTGGCAACAGGCACGTGGCGTGTGTTCTCGAACACGGATGATCGCCGCACACACGCGGAAGTCATGTTAGCGAAGATCGAGTCGCTGCTTGAGGGTCGCGCTGACAACGACGTAGCGTCGTATTCGATCAATGGTCGGTCACTCGATCGTATCCCGCTCAAGGAAATGATCGAGTGGCGTGACTATTACCGTGCAGAAGTTGTTGCGTCTGGTGGGTCCGTCACGGTCAGTGGCCCATCGCGCAGCAAACTGCTGATTTCATTCAAAGATTGAGGTGACTAATGGGAATGTTTGACCGGTTCACCCGCAAGACCCCTAAATCATCTGTGTCAGTGCGCAGCGGGTCGGTTCGATCATATAACGCGGCGACGCAGACCGCGCGGTTCGCTGACTTTCGAGGGACAGGGAACTCAGCCGACGCAGAACTGTCGGCGGCGCTGAGCACGCTACGGAGCAAGGTGCGTTCGCTTGAGCGTAACAGCGGTCTAATTCGTCGCTATCTGCAACTGTTACAGGAAAACGTGGTCGGTGAAAACGGGCTATCGTTCCAGTGTAAGGTGCGGATGTTGAACGGAAAACTCGATTTGACGCTGAACACCAAGATCGAAAAGGAATGGGACGACTTCTGGGCGCGACCCACGGTTGACCGCGTGATGACGGGAGTGGACCTGCTGAACCAAGCAGTCTCGTGCCGTTATCGTGATGGTGAGGTTTTCTGGGAGATTGTGCCAAGTCGTGACGCACCGCATGGTGTTCTGATCAATCCGCTTGAGGCGGACATGATCGACGAGACGATAAACACGGTTAACCCCGTGACCAAGAACCAAATCCGCATGGGCGTGGAAATCGCGGCGAGTGGCGCACATGTGGCATACTGGGTCTTACTGGATCATCCGGGCGACACGTTCATCGCTGGCTCGACTGGTCGCGCACGGCATCGTCGCGTGTCTGCCGAGTCGATCATTCACTGGTATGAACCAAGTCGCCCCGGTCAGACGCGTGGTGAACCGCCCGCCGTGGCAGCCATGAACCCCATCAAGATGATCGACGGGTATCGTGAAGCCGAAGTCACAATGCGTCGTCTCAAAGCGGCAGTAATGGGCTTTTTCCAACGTGTGATGCCGAAGGCGGATGGACTATCTGCGTTGGCTGACGCGCCTGTTGCGAGCGAAGAACAGGGCGATCTGATGCAAATGAGCGTCACGCCCGGCCTGTTGCAAGAGTTACCTGCGGGTTTGGAGTTCAACGAGTTTTCACCGGGCGGCGCGATCAGTGACTTCGATAAGGCTGACGCGACGTTTAGCAAGCACATTGCCGTGGCACTCGGTATCTCGGACATGTCGCTGGCGATGAACACGGCGGGCGTGTCTTATTCAGCAGGGCGCACAATCACGCTCGAAGATCGGCGCAAATACCGCGCCGTGCAGCAGCACCTGATCCGCCGACTTGTCGCCCCCGTGGTCATCCAGTGGGTGAAGTATCGAATGCTCACGACGGATATCGCACCGTCACGCTTCGCACTGACGACCAATAATTTTGTGTTGCGCCCGCAAGGTTGGGATTGGGTTGATCCAATGAAGGACATCAAGGCGAACCAAGTGGCGCTGGAGACGGGTCAGACTACGATTGGCGCGATTGCAGCGAGTCGCGGCATTGACCCTGCCGATGCGATGTCTGACCTGATCGAGGAAATCGAGCGGTTCACTGTTGCTGGTTTGACACACCCGTTCGTTGCTGCTACAAGCAAGAAAATGGGCGGCGATGTCACAAAGCCCGTTGACGACGAAGATGAAGACGATGAATACGAGGATGATGTCGATGACAAACCTGCATCGTAGTGCCGCTATCACAAAGGGCGACGACTCAATCGTTGATCCCGACGGTCGGGTAACGTTTCCGCTGTCGAGCGAAGACCCTTTCAAACGGCATGGCGGCATCGAAGTCCTCGACCACACACCTCGCGCTGTCGATCTGACGTTCTTGAAAAGCGGCAACGCACCACTGCTCGACACACACGACCGATACACGGGTTTGGCCGCGCAACTCGGTGTTGTCGAAGACGCTTGGCTCGAAGAGAATCGGCTTTACGTCACGGTGCGCTTCGGTAGCAGCGCCCGCGCAATTGAGGTTCGGAACGATGTCGCTTCTGGCATCATCCGCAACGTGTCTGTTGGCTACCAAGTCATTGACACGACACCTGTGGACATCAAGACAGGTGTTTACAAGGTAACGAAGTGGCGACCATACGAGGCGTCGTTCGTCCCACTACCTGCCGATACCACTGTCGGGATCGGTCGATCTGCACAACCAATGGAGAGTGCCATGACCACACATACCGCCGCGCCTGCGGCAATCAGCGGCGGGGCTGCGCCTGTGGCCCCCGCCGTTCCTGACAACACTGAGGTGCGCGTCGCAGCGTTCCAATCGGCTGTCGATGATATCAACACGCTCGCGGCATCACACGCACGCGGCGACTTGGCGAATGACTTCATCCGTGGCGCAGTCGCTCGCGGTGAAACACCAAACGTGGGGTTGTTCAAGGGCATCCTTGCCTCGAAACTGCCGTCGGGCACGCCGTTGGTCAACACCGACATCGGCATGACTGCGCAAGAGCGTCAATCGTTCTCGCTGATGCGGCTGGCGACGCACTTGGACCAACCCAATAACGCCGCACTGCGTGAAGCGGCTGCGTTCGAGATCGAGGCCACCAGTGTCGCCGGTCAAGCGCGCAATGGTGACATGATTGTCCCAACGGATGTGCTGAACTCGTGGAACACCTACACCATCGACGGTGTGTCGTCGCGCAGCATGTCACGCGCCGCCGAGTCGGTTGCGGGCAACCCGAACGTCATCACCACGGCGCATATGTCGGACCGCTTCATCGACAATTTGCGTGATGCTTCGGCGCTGGGTCAGTTGGGTGTAACCACTCTGGGCGGCATGACCAGTAACTTTGAAATCCCCGGTGGTGCGACCAACTCGACTGCTTACTGGGTGGGGTCGGAAGATGCGAACGTGGCCGAGACTGGCATGTCGTTTCGCAAGGTGTCGTTCTCGCTAAAAACGGTCGGTGCTTACATCGACCTGACGCGCGACTTCCTGATGCAGGCCACAATTGACGGCGAATCTTATGTGCGTCGTCAACTGCTGATGGGCATGGCGTTGGAAGCATCTCGTGCCGGTCTGTATGGCACCGGTCTGACGGGCATCCCTACAGGCTTGAAGAACATCGCGGGTATTGGGTCTGTGTCGTTTGGCGGCGCTGCGCCGACCCGCGACAAGATCATCGACATGGTGGCTGCAATCGACGCGACCAACCAACTCGGTGACCCCGTGTTCACCTCGAACACCACACAGCGCGCGGCGATGCAGAAAGTCGCGGTTGAGCCAGGTTCGGGTCAGTTCTTGCTGAACGGCAACACCCTTCACACGGGCGAGGCGCTGCGCAAGTCGAACCAAATCGCAGGCACCGATGTGTTCGCAGGTGTTTGGTCTGACTTTGTGTGGGCGTTGTGGGGCGGGCTTGATCTGAAACGCTCGACCGAAGCGAAACTGACATCTGGCGGCGTTCGCTTGGTTGCAATGCAGTCGATGGACTTTAACGTGACCCGCGTAGGCTCGTTCGTTCTCGGCTCGTAACTGACAAACGCGGCGACTCACTGACGGGTCGCCGCGACACATTTACACCCTTACTTGGAGATATACGATGTTTGACCCAAAACTCTCTAACTTGATCATCCTCAAAGCAGTGCGCATCGGCGGCGCACACGTCGAAGTAGGCACGGTCATCGCCAAAGATGACTTCGGTAAAGACGGTTCCGGTGACTGGAAAGATATGGTCATCGCAGGTTCGGCGGAAGAAACCAACGATAAGGTTGGCGCGCCAATCGGTAAAGCAAAGTCCGACGCACCTTCTGCACCAAAGGCTTGATAAATGGCAGGGTCATTCCTAGTGAACGACCTGCCCGTATTCTTCGCGGCCCGTGATTTCGGTGTCGCGGAGAACTCCGTGACGTGGCGGGGTGCACACGTCACGGGGATTTTCGAGGACAAGGACGTTGAAGTCGCCACGGGCGAGGGTGTTGCGCAGATCGTGCGTCAGCCCGTATTCACATCCTCGTCGTCGCAATTCCCCGGTATCGCGGACGGTGACGCTTTCGTCACAGATGGTATCGCTTATCTGGTGAAGAACTGGAAAGATGATGGGTCGGGTGTGATCGAGATCTACTTGGAGCGCGACAATGCCTGATCATGTTCGCACACAGATACGTCACACCGTCCGCGATATTCTCGCAGCGCAACTTCCATCGGGGTATATCGTGCCGAGCGCGTCGCGCAAGGCAGCACGTAACGCCACCATCCTCGCCACCGTGGACATCACGGCCAGTAACGATCAGACGGAACAGCGCCAGGTGCAGGGCAACGTGTTGGACAGGACGTTGAGCCTTTACGTTCGAGTCGGTCGGGTTGCCACGGGGGACGCGCTGGACGACTTGCTCGATCAAGACGAGGTTCGTGTTCACAACATCATCATGTCGCACGACTGGTCGCTGTTGTTGGCTGACGAACCTGTCCCAATGCAGACCAATTTTTCAACATCTGGCGATGGAGAGAAGGATACAGGCGTGCTTGTCACGCGGTTTGACTTCATGTATCGTGTATCAACAGACGACCTCACGGTCGCAATCATATGACGTAGGGGAACATCATGGCACGCAAACACGGTAAGTCGGGATATGCCGCAGTCGGCACCACTGAAATTGGTGAACGTGTGTCGTTCGACCTCGAAGTCACGGTGCAAGAGTCTGAATCCAGCACGCAGGGTAACGACTGGACAGACACCGATGCGGGCATGTTGTCCGCGAAGGGCAGCATCGAAGTGTTTTACGACCCATCCGACGCGGGCCAAGACTTGTTGGTCACGGGCGCGACAGTTGCGTTGAAGCTGTTCCCTTCGGGGCAAGCAGCCGCGTCTGGCAACGAGAAGGTCGAGGGCAACTTCCTCGTCACGTCAATGAGTTTGGCGTCGGCGTCTGGTGATCTCATCAAGCGGACGTATAGTGTCGTCAACAAAGGCGCTGTCACAACCACTGCAATCGCATAACCAACCCCAATCGGAGCACCCGCCCATGACCACATCTCTATCTGAACTCTTGTCGCAAGAGGCAAAGAGTATTTCCCGCAACTCCGTGACAGTCACGGTGGGTGGCGAGGAACGCACGTTTTACGCAAAACCGCTGCGACCTGTTGATATGGACACAGTTCGTAAAAAGTTTGGCAACGACATTGAGGGCAACATGCACTCGTCGGCCATCTGCTTCCTGTTGATCCAGAAACTTGAAAACGAGGATGGATCGAAGGCGTTGAAGCAGAGCGACTTTGAGACACTTGTTCGTATCCCTGCACAGTCGTTCGCGGGTCCAGTGTTTCGCGGTCTGTTCGGTGATGAAGTAGCTTTCAACGATGATGACGAAGAGTCGCACGAGAAACGCTTGGGAAACTCCGAGAAAACCCCGAACTCCTGATACTGTGCCGTCTAGCGGAGTTGTTCCACAAGTCGCTGGACGAAGTGCGCATGTGGTCATATGATGACATCAACACGCTCATGTTATACTTCGAGGTGCAAGAGAGCGACAGGCGAGACAAAGGGTGACACATGACACAGGTTGTCAATACCGTATTCCGCGCGACGAACCAGACCGGTCCCGCCGTGAGAGGCGCGGTCGGTGGTTTGAAAGCGGTTCGTGACGCACAGGCCGCGCTCAACGCGACCAACCGTTCGTGGAACAAGGGTCTTAGCGAGAACCGTCGTGGCATCCAGCAATTTGGTTTTCAGATCGGTGACTTTGCGACACAGGTTGCGGGCGGTCAAAGTGCTGTGCTGGCGTTCACGCAACAAGGGTCGCAGATGTTGCAGTTCTTTGGACCAGCAGGCTCGATCATGGCCGCGTTCTTGGCGGTGTTCGGCGCGGTGTTCATCGCAATGAACAGGGCGGGTATCGGGATGAAGCAGATGTCGCCCGCGCTTGGTCTGTTGCAGGAGGATTTGACGTTGCTCGGCGGCACGCTTCGAGCGATCGGTGGCGTGTTTGTCGATGTCGGCAACCTGATCGTAAACAACCTTATGCTGATAGTAACCGCCGTTACTATCGCGGCGACTGCGATCCTTTACAGGTATGTCACTGCGACTGTGGGGGCCAGTCTTGCCACGGGTCGTTTGGTTGTTGTCGCAAACGCGGCCCGTGCAATGGTGCTGAGCGTGGCGATGTCTTACACAATGGGCGGTGCAGCAGCGGCAGGTATGACCGTGGCGACCAACGTGTTGTCGGGTGCGATGTATGTTCTACGTGCCGCGCTGGTGTCACTCGGCTTCCCCATCATTGTCATGCTCATTGCGACGGCGGTGCAATGGTTCATGGCACTGCGACGCGGTGCGGGTAGTCTGGGTGAGGCGTTCAAGTTGCTCGGTGATGTCGCAAAAGGGATCATGCAAGGGGTGAGCAATTACGCAGAGGCTGCTGCGCTAATGCTCAGTGCGACGTTCAAGGTGGCTGTTGCGGCTGTCATCGGATACTTTTCACTTTTGGCGCGTGCATGGGACGGCGTGGCGAACGGTATCATTCTTACCAACAACGCGCTGGCGGACACCAAGATAGGTAGTTCAATGGGCATGGCTGCAATGGAATATTCTGATGTCGCAGGGTCACTCCGCAATTCGGCAGGTGATGTATTGTCCAGTGCGGCAGGTGATGTTGCGAAAGCGGGTGCGCTGTGGAACGCTGCGACCGGCACGGCGGACGCATATGCTGCGCTCATGGCGGCATACGACAAAGGCGCTGTTGACATCGACTTGCGTGACATCAGCGGCACTGGTGGTAAGACCGCTGGTGGCGGAGGTGGTGGCGGTGATAGTATGGCTGACAAGATGTCAGAGGAAGCACAGCGTGTTAAATCCATCTTCGAGGACATGCAGCGAGGTATTAGCGATTCGATGATGTCGGCGTTCAAGGGTCTGCTGAACGGCACGAAGACAATGGGTGACGCAATGCGTGACATCTTGGCCGACATCCTCGACCGCGTGATCACGATCCTGATGCAACCCATCTTTGACGGGATCGCAGGCGGTATTGGTAAGTCGCTGATGGGTGTAATCAGTGGGGGTGTCGCGTCGTTTGACGGCGGTGGTTTCACAGGCAGGGGTGCGCGTGCTGGCGGCATGGACGGCAAGGGTGGTAAACTGGCGATGCTACACCCCAACGAAACTGTGACTGATCACACCAAGGGCGGTAGTGCGCTGTTCCGCGTACCGGGTGGCGCGGGTGGCGGATCACCCACTGTGAACGTCACGGTTGACGCGCGCGGTGCGCAGAAGGGTGTGGCAGAGGAGGTTGCGTCACAACTCGCCAAGACATTGCCAACCATCCTGCGGCAGTCGGTGCTTGCGAACAATTCGGCCAGATCGCGGGGATACGCATGACACAAGAACTACCCGTCACAGATGTATCAGACTCGGTGCGCACGCTGAAATCCGCAACGTCCGTTGCGCGTTCGGTGTTCACACTGTCGGCGCAAACCCAAGACTGGGGTGGTCGCGTGTGGCTGTTTACAATCAACTTCACGTCGCGCAAAGGTGACGGCGCACGGCGACTGGCTGCGTTCTTTCATCGCAATGGTCACAAGGCGGGGTCGTTCATCTTCCGCTGTCCAACGATGGTTCGGCCCAACATGATCAGTTTGCCACTGGTGCAGGGATCGGGTCAGACAGGGGCGTCCCTTGTGACAAATGGTTGGGTTGCGAACGAGTTGAAGGCGGGTGATTTCATCAGCATCGGGTCAGGTGCGAGCACACGCCTGTATTCCGTGCAGGAAGATGTGACGCACACGGCGGGGACCGCCACCATCAACATCTATCCGCCACTGCGGTCAAGCCCGCCAAACAACGCCCCTGTGGAAATCAGGACGCCGGGCGTGCTGTTGCGCGCGCTCGAAGATGTCCCTACCGCAATCAATACGGCGATGTTTCACCAGTTCAGCATCGAGTGTGAGGAGGCGACATGAGTCGCGGCTTCACCACAGCTTTTGCAACAGCATTGACGCAGCGTGACCTGCGCCCATGTATGCTGCTGGAGGCCACGTTTCCAAGCGGCACGCTGCGGCTGTGGACCGGCACGTCCAACATATTGTGGAACGGTCAGACGTGGTTTGCGGCTGGCACGTTGCTGTCTGTGCCAGAGGTCGAAGAGTCCACAGATGTCGTTGCCGCTGGCATAACTGTTGCACTGTCTGGCGTGCCTGTGGGACTGGTCAGCGATGTCATCGCGTCGGTCAAACAGGGTTCGCCTGCGACAGTCTATATCGGTCTGATGATCGAGGACGGGGCAATCATCAGCGACCCTACGCCTGCCTTCACGGGTCGCCTCGACGTTCCAAAACTCACAGACGGGGCGGACACCTGCGTCATTGAAGTGACATACGAGAGCCGCGCAATCGACATGAACCACCCGTGTTCGTTCCGTCTCACTGATGACAGTCAGCAGACACTTTACCCCGGCGACACATCGCTTCGGTATGTCGCTGCGCTGCAATCGGGACGGTCGTTGTTTTGGGGGCCAAAGAAGAAATGAGTCGCAAAGAGGGATGGGAAGCTGCGTTGTTCAACGAGGTCGCCGCGGCGCGGCACCGTGCGTTCGAGTGGTCAGTGTTTGACTGTGCGACATGGGCTTTCGATGTCCGTTACGCCCTGACGGGCATTGACACGGCAGTAACGTGGCGTGGTAAATATCGCAACTTGGCAGGCGGTCTGCGGGTGTTGAAGCGTTTGGGTCACAAAGGGTATGCTGACCTGGCTGATGCGAAAATCGGCCCCCGTGTGCACGTCCTGTCCGCACAACGCGGCGACATTGTTTTGGTTGGCAACCCAGACGCATTTGGAGTATGCCTCGGTGGAACAGTTGCGACTGTGGCAGAGGGTGGTCTGGTGATCGTGCCTAGATCGAGCGTCACTGTCGCGTGGAGAGTCTGACATGCCGTTTCTTGCACAAATCGCTGCATGGGTTGCCACCACTCTCGCGACGGGTGGCATAAACGCGCTCCTGTTGCGGGTTGGCGGTTCAATCCTGTTGGGCCTGGCGTCATCGGCTCTCACCCGTAAAGGTCAGTCAGCATCTGCGCGACGGGCGGGCCAGACTGTCACGGATACGTCGCCATTGGCACCACTGTTTCTTGTTTACGGAAAGCAGCGCAAGGGTGGTAAGATCGTTTTCATGCACACTTATACACCCGAAGAGTCGGAGTTCGACGGGAAGAAATACATGCAACTGATCGTGGTCGTTGCCGCGAACCGCTGTAAGTCCGTAGGTAACATTTACTTTGACGAGAAGTTGGCCGTCAAAGATGGCGAGACGAACGGAACAGGTGACTACGAGGACTTGGTTCGGGTAGAGCGCGCACTCGGTGACGCCGATCAACGAGCGTTCCCGAAGTTGCGTATGTCACTGTCAACTAAGTGGAAAGACGCAGATCGTCTGCGTGGGCTGGCAGCCGTGTCCATCCGTCTCAAATATGACGAGAAGCACATTCCCGCACAAATCCCGAACATCACTTTCGATGTCGAGGGCAACGACGAGGTGCTTGACCCGCGCACTGGTACACGGGGTTATACCACAAACCCTGCGCTGTGTCTGGCGGATTATATGGCGCACCCTCGGTTTGGGTGGGGCACAGGCATAGGCGATGTCGGTGGCATCAACACTGACGCACTGATCGACGCTGCGAATGTCTGTGACGAGTCCGTCAGCGGGTCAGACCGTTACAAACTCGACGGCATCGTCAGTCTCGACGACACACCCAAGAGTATCGTGGAACAGATGATGACGTCGATGTCGGGTGAACTAGTTCACCGTGCGGGTCAGTGGCACATACTTGCGGGCGCGTATCGCGCCCCTGTGGCGACATTTGACGAGAACGACATTGTTGGTAACGGGGTCACAATGACCACACGTCATAGTATGGGTGATAACTTCAACGCTGTGCGTGGGACGTTCGTGTCACCTGACAATGACTGGCAGGCCGACGACTTCCCATCCTACGAGAGCAGCGTGTATCTCACCGAGGACGGTGGCGAGCGCAGCTACAAAGACATCGAGTTGCCGTTCACGATCAGTGCCACTCGCGCGCAGCGGCTGGCAAAGATCGAACTCGAAAAGAACCGCCGTCAACTCACCGTGGAAATCACGGGTAAGCTGTCGTGCTGGCGCGCGGCGGCAGGTGACACAGTGTTGCTGAATTACGCACGATGGGGGATCGTTGACAAGCCGTTCGTGGTGCAGAAGTCGCGGCTTGTGACAGAAGATGACTCGTCACTGCTGGTGCGGATGACCCTGCGTGAAACGTCGCCTCTCGTGTACAGCTGGTCGGCCAACGAGGAACGGATTTACGAAGCCGCGCCACGTACAAACTTGTCATCCGCATTGGACATGTCAGCACCGGGCATCACTTCCTTGAGTGAAAGCCTATTTGTGACGCGGGACGGGATCGGGGTGAAGCCGCGTGTCTCGATCACTTGGTCAGAGGGCGACTCGTTCGCATCGAGTTACATGTTACAGGGTCGATTCAATGAAGGTTCGTGGCGCAATGTCGCAACGGTGTTGGACACGTCGTATGAAATTGACGACGTTCAGATCGGTAAATGGGACTTCCGCGTCAGGTCTGTATCGACCACTGGTGTCAAATCAGACTGGTCGTCGGAATTGACAATCACCACAACGGGTCTGACCACACCACCGGGTGATGTCGAGAACCTGTCGCTGCAGACCGCTGGGGGTCTGGCGCTGTTGAAGTGGACACTTGCGACAGACTTGGATGTGCGGATCGGCGGCCATGTGGTCATTCGACACTCGTCGTCTTTGGTGCCAGTTTGGACCAACTCGGTCAAGGTTGACGAGGTGTCGGGCAACGTCACACGGTCTGTCGGCGCGCTGGTGCCTGGCACATACATGGTGAGGTTCCGCGACAGTTCGGGGAACTACGGCCCTGTGTCAACAGTGTTCACTGTGGGCGCACAAGCTGTGGGGTTCACATCTGTAGGGTTCGTTCAAGAGGATGACGAGTTCGCGGGGACGCACAGCGGAACGTTCGTGACAGATGGTCGTCTGATGATCGGGTCGAGTCTCGATGTGTGGGCTGTCGATGATGCGTGGGTCACACCTGACGTTTGGACAACGGACGGACATGTCGACACATCTACAACATATGTGTTTGCGAGCGGGTTTGACTTCGGATCGGTTCTGACACATCGACTTCGGCGCGAAGTCGTCATGCAGGGTTACATCATAGACACAGATGTGTGGGCAGTGGTTGACACATGGTCACAGGTGGACGTGTGGGGCACGTCCACGGCGGAGGTCGATGTCCGTGTGGAAATCTCAACAACCAATGACGACCCTTCCGGTTCGCCAGTTTGGTCTGACTATGCTCTGCTGGAAAGCGCAGAAGTAACGGCGCGCGGTGTTCGCGCCCGCGCCATATTGACGACAACAGATACGTCCGTTACGCCTTTGGTGGAACGGCTTCGCATTTACGCAGAAAAGGTGACATAAATGACACAGGTTACGAACTATATCATCCCTGGTCCGCCCGCATCGGGCGCGGTGGCGTGGTCAAAGGTCAATGACATTTACGAAGCGGTCCTTGACGACAATGCGGGTCCGTCAGCACCGCCAAACCCCGTGGCGGGTATGCGGTGGCGCGATACGAGTGTGTCACCGTCGCAGCTGATGATCCGTAACGATACGAACACTGGGTGGATCACTTCGTTGTCGTCAATGGGTGTTACTGTCACGTCCGAACAACTAAATGGTCTTGCTCAAGTCACTGATGGTGCGCATGTTCCCGCGTATTCACCCATTGAGTTCTTGCAATCGTCATTACCGGTCATGGCAGCACGTCGTTTCATATTGACCAAGCGTGGCAGCGGTGCTGGAAACGTCACTCAGAGTTTTGCCGTTCGATACTCGACGCGTGACGCGTTCACGATGCACGACTACGCGGGTGCGACGGTGTTCACGCAGTTTGATCCGATGGGGGCTGCGACGCAGACAGGTGTGCGATGGACCAAGACACCGAGCAATGTCGTAGGTCACCAAGGGCTTTCGCTCGAACAAAGGTTTGACGGAACGTCGCGGTTCTGGTCGTCTGCCAACTATGACGTTTCTGACGGCAAGGGGAAAGTGGTTCGGTTCAGCATTACTGCCGATGCGCTCGATTCGGAAAATCTGCTAGTGTCCGATCTGGAAACGTATGTGCTGTATGACTACGCCACAGGTGACGGATCGACGTCACCAACCGTTTCGCCAGATGGTCGGTTCCTGACTGCAAAAGTTTACATGAACGCCACGACCATACGGATTACGACATGGTTACTCAAAACACTGTCTGACGGCGGACCGGGTGACTACACTGACCAATACGTTCACCAGTTCGATGTCGCGGGGCTTTACGACAGCACAAACTATCCGTTGCAGGGTTTGGCGAATGATGGTGCGTTCATTTACGCGCTCTGTGGTTACACGAGCAGTGCTGGTGACACCCGCAACAAGCGATTAGCAAAGTTTTCTCTCGATGGCGTGTTCAGTTCGGTGAACGACAAGTTTCAGGTCGGTTTAAGCGAAGCATTGAGTGATGGCACGGGTGGTCACTATGAACCTGAATCCTTGTTCATCGCAGACGTGGGTGGTCGTCCGTGCTTGGCGTGCATCATTTGCTCAGGTGAACCACGTGCGCGGGTGACTCGTGTTTTCTATTTGAACGCCGCACAACCGATCAGTGGTCGCGGTGCTGACGAGATACCGGCGTTTCACAGCACTGGTATAAATGACCTATCTGTCCCGACAAGCGAAACTATGCGGCTAGGTCACTGGGACAGTGTTGCAAAAACGTTTACCGACAGACTCACGATAAGTCCGAATGGCGCAATGCAGGTGAACAATGGCGCAGGTCTTGTCAGATTGTTACGGTCACAAGTGGTGCTTGATTTCCCATCCATACCTGCAAACGACCAGTCATCGCCGCTGACCGTGACGGTGACTGGTGCGGCAGTGGGTGACATGGTGTGCGTGACTCGCGACGGGACACCCACGAATGGTATTGTGTTCACAGGGTATGTGAGCAGCGCGAACACTGTAGCAATTCGCGCACTGAACGTCAAAACGGCGGCGGTGAACCCTGCTTCCGACACATACACTGTCGTGGTGCTCGGCTTCTGATCCGAGCACCGACAATTCGTCACTGTCACAACAAGCGATTGATCTCGTCGAATAGCTGTGACAGTGACGTGTGCCGCCCATTGTCGATGGTCACATCGGGTGTGATACCTTCGGCCAGTTCGGAAGCGTGTCCGCCCGCGATGCCGCCACGACCCGTCAAGCACACGATCATTCCGCCCTGCCGTTTGATCACATCTGCCTCATTCGCAAAGCGCACGTCGTCGACCACAACACCTTTGACACCAGTGCTGAAAGCATTGCTAATCCGACGTTCGGCGGTCTTGACCCAGAAATCACCACCCATCTGCACACGGCCCCATTCAGTTCCGAGTGTCTGCATGGCGTGACGGGGGGTTTTGAAGTTGATCGCGGGGTGTGGGACCTCTTTCAGATCACCTTCGATCATCGCCTCAATTTCGTCATCTGGTAGGTCTGACACCTGCAACAGCCGACGAAACATCTGTTTCAATGGATCGGCCATCTTCACCCGATGCCATCGCTGCGTGGACATCAAGTGCGTTGCCACAGTGCTCTTACCCGACCCAGCCCCGCCAACCAGACCGATCAGTCGCACACCGTCATGGTGTGATGCGGGTCGAGGGTTGTGGTTGCACTTCGGTGGTTCGGGGTCGGTCACGTCCCATGCGAACGCACAGGATGGGCAGAACAGTTGATCGGCGGAACGATACGCTTTACACATCATGGTCAACTCCTATCG